CTTGGCAGTCAAAGCCTTTGTTGTGAGCATGTCTGAGGATATGAAGCACAGCAATCTCGACATACGTTTCAATAATGAAACAGACTCTTTCAACGCATTCACCCAGTTAAGAGAAATGGGTGTTAAGTGCTATCACGCCGGCAAGAATGCGCCTAATGGTGCGGCTGTTATGGTGTATAATTGTGACAGAAATGATTTTCAACTTCAAATACGCGATTAGATGAAAACACCAATTCCTGTAATGTATTCTGTATATGGCAATCCTCAAGGACCTTGGTATTTTGGATATTGTATTGATAACACAGTTCAATATTCAACAATTGCTGTTGTAAGTAACACCATTGATAGTTTGCCTACTTATGCGAAGTTAGTTGTGCCTTTCACTCAGTTTAATCCTTTCAACTTAACTGCGAACATAAAGATCAATTTAGTTAATCAAACAGAAATTGTAAACAATCAAGTGACAATTCAGGAGATTAAAAAGGGCGATTATTTTCGTTTCAAGGACGATGAAAATGCGCCTATCTGGGTGCGTTCTGAATATAATCGGAGCACTAAGAAATACGAGTGTTATAAATACGAAGATGTAAACCATTTTTTAGAGTGTAAAGGAGACCGAAAAGTATGGCTACTATAACGACACCAGAAATGAAAATACCTGCTGGACTAAGCGGTATTATGAGTTACGCTCACGTAAAGGTTGGGCGTTATCCAATTCAAATGAAAAATCCTGAGCATAGTTGCACTGTCATTGTTAATGAAGCAACTGACCAGTATCTTGCTGTGGCATTGGAAGTATCTGACAATTTATCTGATGTATGTAATAAGTTTTTATTCCATATTCAGGCTATTGAAGCAAGCGGCATTCTGCAAAGGAAATTAGTGTATTACAAAGATTAAAAGTGATGTTATGAACAAAAAAGTGAAAAAATATATGCCCGAATACGTGTGCTTGTATTACGTGGATTATAACAGCAATTTGAACAACGAAACAAAAACTTTGCAGTCGTGTTTGACGCAAAATTCGCTGTACCCGTTAACTGAAAGCGTATTCGATTGGTGGGATTTCCCAGAAGAACATTATCTGGACGAAATCAAAGAGAAAATGCGTAAAGATGGCGTTGAGCATTTATTTGACGAGCATCTTGATGATATTCGTGATTGGCTATACGACAATGACAAGTCCACACCTGTAGAAGATTTGTTGAGAAATACAGGTAGAATTGCATGTTTCTACGATTTAGGTGTAGAGCTGGATTGTGGGTGGCATGAAGCATTTATGTGTACGCCTTGGAGAAACGAATCCATTGCCTCTTGTGCATATAAAGTTCGCCGTAAGCTCGGCATTAAGAAAGGTACTCCAGAAGCAGAACAAATCTATAACATTTTGTGCAATGCAAGTTATGGTGGCTCTTTACGCATTTATTTCAATGGGGATATTGAATCACTCATTTCTGGAGATGAATACCAAAGCGCGGACAATAAAAAAGATTTCCAGCAGATTCGCTTTAATGGTCGAGTTGCATTGGCAGTATATGACCCCACTAATGGTGCAGGTGATTTTGAATACATGAATATTGATTGTGTATTCCCGTTTTTACGTGACAATCTATCTGTTTCCGATACTGATAAATACAGTTTGGAGCAATGTTTCGGTATGTGCGGAGACTGGTTGGACAAATGTGTAAAGCCTGAGTTGTCAGTCGAGCCTCTGAAGAAAAAGCGTACAATGGAGAAATCTCCGGCAGCGGAATTGAGAAAGCGTGAAGCTGAACTTGATGCAGTTTTCAAAGCTGGAGGATGTACTGCCGGCGATATGGATATGCGCCGTCATAGAGATGTGTACTATGACAACAATATTCCATGCGGCCATCATTGTCCTCATTGTGGAACATTCTGGATTGATTGATACGATTATGACACAAAAAGATAACGGATACAAGTGGAATGCCGGAACTCAACCTTTAGAGAAATTGGTTGAGCCGAAGTTTAAGATTGAAAAAGGCAAATGGTATGTATGCATAAAAGACCTACTCGATAATTATGCAAACAAAGCATTTTGTAAAGGTGATACCTACTTATCTACACAAGACGGAAGTTTAATTCCATCAAATAGCAATGTTCCCTTTGAAGTAGTTTGTGATAGTACATATTTCAGAGATTGGACTATCAATGATGCAAAGGATGGTGATGTGCTTGCCGCTCATGAATGTCTTGTGTTGTTTAAGAAACTTGATGGACTTAACATTAAATGTTATTGTACTTATCATTTTATGGGTCATCAAAGTTTTTATGTAGATACATTGCAAAATAAGGATGCTTTTCATCCAGCTACCAAAGAACAACGTGACCTCTTGTTTCAAAAGATGAAAGAAGCGGGTTATTATAAAACTTGGGAATAACTATGGCAGATATAATTTTACAAAAATTCTTCGAGATTGAACGCTGGGAGAAAGCGATTGAAAAGGGTGTTGTAAAAGACATTCGCAAGGATCAACTTATTAAGTTAACAAGCGAAGAAACTCGCATCCAGATGTATCGCGCTATGTATAACGGAACGTATGAAATATCGCCTCCTCATACGGCAAAGATACCGAAGGATAACGGCGATTTTCGTACAGTTTATGTGAACGAACCTATTGACCGTATCGTTCTCAGCATAGCAAATGACTTGCTGTTTGAACTTATGCCTGAAATGGTGCATAAGACATGTAAATCATATCAGACAGGTATTGGTTGTGGCAAGGTGGTACTGGAGGTTAGCAACACGATTGTAAGCGCGAACACAACAGACATTTTGGGGTGGAAAGCGGACCTTAGCAAGTATTTTGACAGCGTACCTATCAGATATATAGACGAGGCTTTTGACAGAGTAGAAAAGAAATATGGTTACTCAGCATTAATACATGTCCTACGCAAGTATTATCATTGTGACTTGTATTTTGATGAAGATAATCAATTACATTCTGCTTATCAATCCTTAAAACAAGGTTGCGCGGTTGCCAGTTGGCTTGCAGATGTGTTATTATACAATCTGGATGAAGAGTTGTCCAAACTTCCAGGATATTATGTTCGATATTCTGATGATATGCTGTATATCGGTTCTGACTATCAATGGGCAATGGAGTTGTTGCAACGCAGATTGTCCGAGATGGAAATGTCTTTGAACCCCAAGAAAGTAGAATATCTGTCGGTCAATCAGTGGTTCAAGTTCTTAGGGTTTAGTATTAAAGGCAAAGACATTTCATTGTCTTCCAGTCGAATTAAAACATTTCAAAAAGAGGTTGAAGCACGTACAATAAAGAAACCGAAAGTGTCGCTTGACAAGGCAGTCCATTCAGTTAATCGTTATCTATACAAGGGTAACGGTGAATTTAGTTGGGCTACTCAAATATTGCCGGTTTGTAATGTACAAAAGGACATTGATGAATTGAATAAATTCGTCATGGATTGTCTGAGGGCGGTGTCAACTGGAAAACGAAAAGTCGGTGGTCTTGGTTATGTAAAAAACAAAACAGATGGCTGCATCGTGCGAGGGCGAGGAAAGAATGTTACAGCAAACCGTAACAAAACAGGTAAAATTGAGGGGTATTTAACTATCGGTTGTATGAGAAATGCCCTAATTACGAGCAGATCGGTATATAACACACTGGTCTTGTCTCTATAAAGTGTAAATTGAGTATGCAATTGTGAATGAAGATACGAGCATTTATTCGACAGGTCTATTAACCAGAGTCCAGGAACCATTCATCCGGTATATCAACCGGATTCAAGGTGCCAGGATTCTGGCATTAACCTGTCCATATCGAAAGAGTAAAGTTTCATACCATTCGTATGACATTCACACAAAGCACATTGTGTAGGTTCAAGGAATAAGGATTAAATATCCCGCGTTTAAGCAGCTCTACTGCGAGTCTGAAGGCCCTCTAACGATACGCCTTCGGACTCGATTATAGCTGATATACGCTGGAAATATCAACACAATAAAGGAATGTGCCAGTTATTATGAGAACCGAACAAACACTTAGCATAAAAGCGTGATTCAAGAGAATGAACTTCAATTTGCCGTCTGAATATGACGTTTCATGGCACGAGATTTCCACATCCTATCAGATGTTCCATCTCGTGATGGCGCACGTCATCTCTTACGACTAATATCTAATTCGTATAGTGATATGCCAGCATTCCTGAGAATTACAAAAAGTTAGCATAAACGTATGGTTCAAGATGTGGAAAGTTTAATATTCAGAATGTAAGTCGATTCACAGCATCTGAATCCAGTTTATCTACTGGAATAAGATGCTGTTAATCAACATATTCTGAATTATATCAAAGCGATACAGTAATATGCCAACCGCATAGAGAACCGTAAAAATAATCAGTATAGAATGGCAGTTCAAGTAATACATCTTCAATAACCCCGTGTCTAAGGACGGATTACCATCTCTCCATCACCCATATCTGGGTGATTCCTTGATGGTGAGCCGTCCAAGCACGGGCAATATCAAGACACTACAGAGATATACCGGTATTTTGAGATCTGCCGAAAAGCACGTATTGCAATACAAGGAGAAACCCTGATTTAATAGGCCGCGTTGCTAAATAAGCCCGCTGCCGGCGTGCAGTCTCCGTTATTACCGAGATGCACGCCGGCTACATGCTTCTTAACGCGGCATATATCATACGATTATAGGAACGTGCCATTTCTATGAGTATTGCAGAACTTAACACAAAGTGAGAAGTCAAGATTAGAGGCTTCATTGTGCAGCTTCAGATTACAAGGGCACCACGCATTCACCAGCCGATCGAGCTGGTTCTACAGGTGCCCACTGTAACAAAGCTGCATACATCGAATAACTATAGTCATGTGTCATTCTAATTGAGACTTCATGGTAACGCAACCGATTCTTACACAAGCAATCAACATTTAAGATACAGTATTATACCTGGATCCTGAAGTAATTAACATGGACTTCAGGATCCAGGACATACTGTATATATCAAGTATGTAAAGCAATGCGTCAATGATTTGAGTGTGAATTATTTAATAACATTTTAAGTATGAGTAACATCTATCAAAATGCGATTTCTGCCGTTGAGAACGGTGCGAAATTCAAGGTCAATTTTCAAGAGCGAAGTCTGAAGATTGACGGTAAGTACATCATCGAAAACGGTGTGTATGAAGGTGAACTGGGAGTAGCGAAAGCGGATGAGCGAGAATGTTTGTCGGAGGTGGAAATGTTGTACCAACGATACAAGCATTCTGTCCCGTCAGAGCGTAGTGAAAGTAAAGCGCGACAATACTTCAGAACCTTGTCAGAGCTTGATTTGAGCGATGACGATATGATGTTTGGTGAACGAAGAGACAAAGCGCAAATCGAACTGGAATTGTATTTCTTATGCCAAATCATTCTTGGCTTCCAGTGGAATGCTGAAACAATGGGTAATTGGTTTTGGCAAAGTGGTAATGACAAAGACTTGGTGATACTCAAAGATTGGGTGGAGCCTACAAATAAATAACTGTTTTTCAATAACTTTTAATTCTATCAATTATGGCTAAAAAGAAGTCAAACGAGACAAAGGTGTTGTGCCCTAACTGCGGCACAGAGTTGGCAATCCCCGCACAGTCATCTATTGCTGTCGGTGTAATCATTGGTAAGGACGCTGGTCTGGGTACTGTATATGCTCCTGCTGCTGATAAGCAAAAGCGTAGCGCACAGGAACGTATCGAGGCATTGCGAGCTGCTGGGGTTGACGTAAGTAATCTATTCGCTATGCAGGGTGCAAATGGCGGTGAGTGTATCGCTTGCAACAAGGATGGCAAACTCTCTATCTTGGACGATGACGATCCAATCTTCCAGTACATTTTGACGAATGGTACTATACCTAACCGAAAGTTGTTCAGACGCTGGGTGATGGCGCAGATGTTTTACATGATGGCCGCTGAAGACTATAAGACACATCAGCGTTATGGCGTAACTGCTATGATTCATCGTCTTGGTTACGAGTACACCTGGAAGATGTTATTGAACGAGTTGCACGCTCAGGTCAAGATGGCAAAGCACAATGACCGTGAGAACTTTGAGGACCGCCATCGTTGGTTCAATCAGGCGGTAGTAATGCAGATGGCAAAGCATTATATCAGTGAGTTGCAGAAGTTTGTAGACCGTAAACCTGAGAAGAGATGTAAAGGTGTGCCATACAAGACAATTGGCGGCAAGCATATCTTCGTGTCTGATTTGCGTAGTAAACTCTATAACAAGTTCTGGATGGGTCTTGGACAAATCCGTAATGCGAAGACAATTGAGCAGTTGTATGTGGCTACAAAGAATTTCAACGACAAGCGTTTGAAGTTGGATTGGGACACTCCTCAGTGCTGTGAGTGGATTGACGCTTACAAGGGTTCTGGTGCCTACTTTACACTCCAGAACATGATTCGTTTCCACAATTGCCACATCATTGATGATGCCGGAAAGAAGTTGGATAAGGAATTGTCTTTACAGTTCATCAAGGCCAAAGTAACTATGTATTGCAACGGTGATGGATGGAGAATGTTGGCGGTTCTGAAGAAATGTCTGGAAGATAACAATATTGACATCCGTGCCAAAATTAAGTCATGGAGAAAGCGTAAGTAACCTCAAATACTTGGGAGGTATTTGTGTGATGGGTTGATAATATTTATATACCCTCCAGGTAGAAGGGACCGATGCCAGGCTACCACCTGGCCTGGTCCCTTCACGTAAGGAGGCTATAAATCATCACAGTAAAGTTATCCCCCTAATCAATAATCACACTAAATATTATCACTATGAGCAAGAAGAAGTATGACCCGAAATATATAGAAGATGCTAACAAGCGTCTTTGGAATATCTTGAATGACAAGAAAGAATTTGACGATTGGACTCAGATTTCATTGTCAGTACAAAACGCGGTACAAGCCGCCGCTAATGTCTGGGGTACGTCCAGCGATGAACAAATACACAATTTAGCGAAGTTTATTCGAGAGATTGTGGAGTCTGAACTTCATAACTTGCTTCGTTTCGATATTACGTTTGCCGACAAAAAGACGAAGACTACAAGACAGTCTGTAGAATGGTGGCACAAGCATAATTACGGCAATCTTCAAGCATTGCTCAAACAGTTGATTAAAGAGTATGGTGGTCGTATCGAATTAACTGATTGCCACTCTATTATTCGCGGTAGTGATGAAGCTGGGAACGATTGTGAGTGTCCTGTTATCATTAAAGCATTGTCGCTGAAAGAAAAGGATTTGATCGAAATCACATACATGGACAAAGATCAAGAGTTTGTGGATGCTTCAGACCTCTTCACATACGATGAATTATATGACATTTTATGTAACGCTTGTCAATCTTTGAACTTATGGCTGAACAAATAACACATTATCAGAAATGTGCATGTGGAGCAATTACCGTATGGTTTGAAAATAACGCTTCCAGTAGCATGTTTATGGAGACTTTTGAGAATCTTCAATTAGACATTTCTGATGCAGAGCAATTGCCAGATTCATGTTGTTGCGACCATTGTGTAAACCATTGGGGAATTGATTTATGTGAATGTGGCTCAGGCTCACCGGTAGGAAAATGTGAATGTGGCTCCAAACAATCGCATGATACATTAGGTGTGCAGTTTGATTCATTTGGAGCATTAGTACGAACTTTTCAACAATGCTAATATGGAAAAATCGCTAAATGACATACAAAAAGAACTGGAGGCTTTAGAACAGCAAAAGCGGGCACTTGAAATAGAAATTGAGCATGTAATCAATACTGCAATGCAACGTGTTGCAGCCTCCCAGAACCTTAATCGTATCAGTGAACATATATTTACTATACGATTTTCAGACATGATTGGACAGCCTTGGGAACCTCGTTATTATGACTGGAAACAATCTGTCACAATTATCAAAAAGTTCCTCCAATCAAAACCTGCCGTACAGTGGAAAAGTGCGTTACAGAAAAAGTTACATGAGACAAAACCTGGAAATCCTGTTATTTTCACATTCACACATGGCGGGTCATGGTACAATAAGGTAACAGAGAGGATCCCTATCTCATATCAATTCATACAAGAAATAGTTAATCAGTTAATTTAATCATATATGGAAGCTCATAAATTAGTCTACAATAAAGAAAAACGTGTCGGGAATATGCTCTATGTTGCACACGTGTCTCTTAATGATGACTGCAAAAACGGTCATATTGATTTTCATTGCACTGGCGATGTATATGAAATTACTCCAGATGGACGAAAAGTGTGGTCAAGCGGAGGTTGTTGCCACGACATGATACTAAAACGCTTTCCAGAGTTCAAGTGCTTTGTTGATTTGCATTTGTCTAACTGCGAGGGAACGCCAATGTATGCGGTGGAAAATGGTTTTTACTTTTTGCGCAACGGTAAGCGAGATGCGTTGATGAATTTATTGCGCATTTCAGCAGATGAGTACGATTTTATTTCCCGTCATACTTGTGATGAAACGCATTTTACATACTTAATCATTACAATGGGGTTGCCGAAACGCTGGAAAGAAGAAGCAGAGGCGGCGATCAAAGAGTTGGAAAAATTGACTGGAAAGAAATTTATTGACAATTCCACTAAACTCTACAAAATTGAGATTACTCCAGAAGAAATGTATGAGATGCAAAATCGAGTTTCAACTGGGTATTACTCATTGGAGAATATTGAAAAGCGCAAGAAAGAAGAAATGGATGCTGCAAAGCAAGCGTTAATCAAAGAACTGGTTGAAAAATGTGAAACTGGAAAAGCCAAATATGACAGAGAGTTGGCGGTGCAGCTTTACATAATTAACTACGGACTCTCAATTGATAATTTCATTTATTACGACCACACTCGCACAGGCGTATTCAATTGGATGGGACATAGAAATCACATCAGTGTTGAAGAGTTTGAAAAATTCATTCAATCTCTGGATAAAACAGCATTGCCAGATGGTATTAAATTTGAATTAAAGCGATGAAACATACAGATTTTCGCTCTCTTGTGCATGACATTAAGCGCAAAGAGCAACAAGAACTTTGCCGAGCATTAGAAGCTCATGGTGGAAATTATTCGTGGTGGGATGCAAAAGAGGAGTGCTTTGTGGAAGACGAGCATCCAATTATAGCTGTGAATGTCAATAGCATGTTCCCTAACCCTACTGATGTAGAAATTAGATCTGTGTCAGTTGACAATGGCCATCTAATATTCGTTGGCGAAGACAAGGAAAGCGGAGAGTTGGTGGATTTTCAGGCTTGGGATACGTTTGCCGGGCATCTCGGCTACATCATTGACCTAATCCCTGACTCAGAATGGGTAGATGATGTCACCACAATGCCAGAAGATTTCGCGGTTCCAGTATCTATATCTCGTAAAGATTTGGAAGATATTGGGTTTGATGCGGATAATATTTCAATTAAAGACATGGAGAATATCGCCAGATGTATGAGCGATTTGTATTCTGAATACAACTATTCAGAGGATTTGAAAATGTCCGCAGAAAAATTATCTGTACCACGACTTAATTCTCAAAAGTACGATGAATGGTTTGGCAATCTTGATTTCCCTTCACTTGAACGGGTAACAGGGTTTGTGCAAACTGATTATTCCCAAGAAGACGGGTATCAAGATTTTGTTGATGCTTGTGAAGATTGGTGGGCAGATTTAACCCCAAGCCAAAGAAAGGAGGTTTATGAAAGTCACTCTTAAAAATGGTAGTATCACATTGACAGTTGAATGTGAGACATATTCCATTACTCCTAAATATACAAATATCTGGGTGGAGAATTTTGAGCAAGTTGCAGAAATCCTCCAGCATCGAATTTGTGAAGCTGTTCGTGTGTCTGTTTTGAATTGCAATTATGATATTTGGCAAGTTGGATTCAAGACAGAAGACATAAAGATTGAAATATAGTTTTTCAATTCCCCTATTGCAAGGCCACTTTGACTTAGTGTTGAAGTGGCCTTGTTCATTAAAGCGCAAAAAAGTGGACAACTTTTCACACCACTCTTTTAGCATTTTCCTATTCATAATAAACAATTGACAAATCTTAAAACAGTAAATTATGGCATCTTATTCAGATATAGCTCATAGATGGGCCAACCAAGACTTTGGTCGAAATGGCTCATTGGTTGCAGGCAACTGTTCCTGCGATGAGTACAGTTTCAAATCTTACAATACGGTTATCGGTCAATGGCTCGACAAGGATAAAAATGTGATGGTTATTATAGATGAAAATCTGAGTCCATCAACATCAAAACACATAAGCGCATTATGTGGTGCAGTTCCTGGCAGGGTTCACGTTTTCCGTTGCCATTTATTAGCAACATATTGGGAATGGGACAACGTACATTTTATTGACAGACATACGCCTTTCGATAAGAAGGTGCGTATGCAGATGGTTGAAGTGTTTATCAACAATCTTTATCAAGATTTCCTGAAAATCACTACTTCACGCTCATTAAAAGATGGTGAGATTTCATTGAAGTGTTGGAGATACATAAAAGAGTTGAACGAACTGTATAATAACGATGCTTCACCTCAAAAATGGCTGAAACAGAAGCTGGGAACAAATCTCACAAAGAAGTCTCGTGCCTGGATTATGAGAAAGCGCAAGATGGTGAAAAGTTTACTGGAGGGATTGTCTATTCAAGAGGTAACTGATGCAGTATTCGGTGCCGGCACTTGGGATGCGTATGAGGAACGTGTTGCTCCACTCAAAAAAGCTGCAAATGCAAGAGAGTTTGCAGAAAAAGTCAATAGGTATTTAATGACGAGCAATGGATGGAGCCGTAAGCCTTTGTATTCTTATAAGGAAATACAGGCGATGACCCCCTCCCAGCGCATTGCAATCAAATTTGCCAATTTCGAGAAACGTCAGGTCAAATACAAAAAGCAGCTTGAACATCGTGAACAGTCAATGGATAGAGCGAAGCGATACATTGGCATCGTTTCACCAAATAGATATGGGAGCAATGAGGATGTTGCTGAAGTCATCAATCACTTTACTGGTGAGAAGATTTATTTCATGGAGCGTCCTTCGTATTTTTATGATTACCATGAAAATGTTGGAATAACATTTGGTGTCAAAGAATTTAAGGCATTCTGTGAAGCATCTGATAAGAAGCATTGGTTGAAGAGATTTTATGATATGTGTACGGTAAAACGTAACCGTATCATTGCAATGAACTTGTATAATCAAATCAAAAATGGAAGGCTTTCTATTGAAGAGTTAACTCCCTCTGAAATTGCTTTGTACGATGGGTATCTAAAACGTAAAGAGCAATATGAAAAAGATGATGAGTTGCGCAGAGCAAAAGAGGCTGAGGAACGAGCTGCAAGATTAGCTGAAATTGAGGCCCGTAAGCGTGCAGAACGTGAAGAAAAGTTACAAAAACTGGCCGCATACCGTGAAAACGGAATGGAAGGCTTGCGTAATATTTGGCGTGACCATTTTGATGCAATTCCATCAGAGTGTCGTAATGACGATGAATACTACTATGGCGGCAATGTTCTTTTGAGATTTGAGAACGAGGATATTGTTGGCACCAGTAAGGGTATCAAACTATCTATCAAAATGTGTAAGGTGTTGTTTCGTACAATCAAGAAATGGCACGATGACCCTGTTCAATTCTCCCAGACTGAGGTAAGGACAGAAAACTGTGGAATATTCCGCATCACAGAATATAAAGATGACATTTTAGTTGCTGGATGTCATCGTATTGCATACACCGAAATGGAGCGTATGTACAATGCAATCATGAATAAGCAAGTCGCTTAATAAATAACATTTTTAATTTTTCAAACTATGGAACATAAAATTTCTGTAAAGACATTCGACAACGGCGTAATGTCAGTAAGTGAGTTCAAAAATGCAGGTCTCAACAAAAGAGAGGTTGTGGGTATTGTGTTGCAAACCGAGACAATCGGATTAATTCTCGCACTTCCGTCTTGGGAAGAGAAATGGGGTGATAAGGAGATTTGTGTAGATGTCAAGGATAGCAATGACTATATAGGTGAAGCTACCGCTTTGACAACATTGTGTGGCCTGGAAGCAACTCAGCGTATTGTAAAAGCACATGAAGACTACGAAGGGATGTATGCAGCAAAGCGTTGTCTGGAGTACGATTGCGCCGGCCTCCAGTGGTATCTTCCATCTTTGTACGAACTTGGTATGTTGCAGGCTTTCAAAAGCGAAATCAACGCAGCATTGGATGAACTTGGATTGTCAGATGCCAAGTTAAAAGACGAGTGGAGCTGGAGTAGTTCAGAGTACTTCCAGACTGGCGCATGGAACGTCTACTTCTCCAATGGTTACTTCAACCTCTACAACAAGTACTACAGTAACGTGGTTAGGGCTGTGTGCGCATTTGAGCCATTGCGAGGCGTTCTTTCAACGCCGAGCGAAAATAAAGAGTTAACCGATGATGCTCTTATCACTCTCCTAAGACAGCGTGGCTATAAGGGTGAAATCACTAAAACATTCAAGTTGTAATGGAAAAATATAGTATTAATTGGCTGGGTAAAGAGTACCCGGCCATTGATATTGTCATTTTCGCTGGTACTGATAATGAGCAACAGGTAACAATTTCATCAACTGAATTGGATGCCATATTATTGGAAGATATGGATGGCAGCATTGCTTCTAATGAGGCGATGAAATTAGATGAAACCATTGCTTATTACATTGAGCCGGAAGAGTTCGACTTAACAGAAGAGGAAATCATTAAAATTGTAGAAGCAAGTTATAATTAATATGCCTTATAAAAGTGAGCGAATACCTATTTCGGGTACAGTTTACGATAAGCGTAGAAAACTTTCTTCAGAGCAAATTCAGGCTATTAAAATTTTGAATGAGCGAGGCTACAGTCAGCGCAAGTTGGCAACTATGTTTGGGTGCAGTAAGCGTTCAGTACAGAACATACTGCACCCTCAAAAACGTAGCAAGCCTAAGAAACGCTCTACGGCTTATTGGACTGAAGCGAAAAAGCAATACAGAAAACGTAAGCAAGAGTTATATTCAACTGGTAAAATCAATGAAAACAGGAAGAGAAAATATAGAACTTCAGACAAACCACCCTAATTATGGTAAGGTTGTCAAAACAGCTGATGGCAGACTTGTTTGTCATATTTGTGGAAAGCCGTTTCGTAAGTTAGGTGCTCATGTAGTTCAAAAGCACGGAATAACGGCTTGGGAATACAAAGTAATGTTTGGCCTTGATGTTATCAGGGGGCTGATAAGTGATGAACATCGACAACATTTATCAGATTGTGTTACTCGCAATTATGATGTAGTGGTAAAACAAAATCTAATCGAATGTGGTGCAGCTACACGTTTCTCCTTGCATTCCAAGGGGCGTGTAAAAGCTGTAGTGTCAGAACAAACAAGGTTGCGCCTTATTGAGCAGGGGAAAAGAACAATTCACAATACAAGAACGCATGAAAAGAAAATACATCGAGGAGAGTAATGAGATTCCAATCCATAGCTTTCTAAAATGTATCATGACTTTTACTGGCTTAAAGCGAGGTAAAGATTATGTAGTGCGTGCGAATCATTTACATATCAATAAACATCCAATCAGGGGCAAAGTCCTCACACTTCTAAAAGAGTGCTATCCAGAATATCATTATTACTGGGAGACTCCCAAATTATTAACATGGTTCAAATAAGAAAGTTATGAGTAAATATGATTTTATTGGAATGGGCCAAAAGGTATGGTATGACCCATTTAATGACAATAATTGTCGCTTGATGCAGGTATGTACAAAGGTGCCTGAAATCATTAAAAATGATACAAGAATTTCGCTGATCCCTGTAGATTCAGATGCCTATGAAGAAGAGTTATCGTGCGAGTATGCCAGAGCCGATGAATTGAAGCCATACCTTAATGACTTCTCTAAAGGTTATTGGTGTGCTGTACAGAACGCTGTCGCAAATGGCGCAAGCGATACAACTGTGAGCGATATGATAAAGGCAGCTGGTTTTTCTTACAATGAGTGTATATACCTTATGGAAGACAGCGATTTCCAGAGTGACAAGTTAAGTGACATTGTAGAAACCACTTTTCCGATGACTTTGGGGAGGCTGGTCGATAGCTTAGAGTTTGAGCCGCAATTCTTAATGTTGGAATTGTCTAACGGTGATGTGATACGCGGTATCGTGATTGATGAACACATTGATCATAAGCGCGACACATTTGGGCGTTACATTTACGATGTACGCCATTCCGATGATACAGATGCACTTGCTACATTGGAAAACATTGTGCGTGTAAATCGAGAATGCACTATCGCGGTAGATAAACCCATTGAAGAGTTAGAGAACGGAGAATATTTGGAGATTGTAGATTGGAGTTACGAAAGCTGGGAAGAAGCAGCTGAGAACGTACTCTTGGAGGAGGTTGATTTGGCCGCTACTGCTGATATTCAGACATTCATTTCTGACTACTGGGAGAACTTAGAGACATTTGAAAGAAATATCGCCACATTCAAACAATGGATCGGTCAAGAAATTCCATAATTAGATAAAACTATGCAATTACTATATATTGATTTGTTTTGTGGTGCCGGTGGAACAAGTACGGGAGTTGAAACCGCCCGTATGAACGGAGAGCAATGTTCAAAGGTGATAGCTTGTGTAAATCATGACAAGAATGCTATCGCCTCTCACGCCGCCAATCATCCAGATGCGTTACACTTTACAGAGGATATTCGCACATTGGAACTTTCGCCACTGGAAGAGCATTTGAAGAAATGCCGGGCGCAATACCCCGATGCTTTGGTAGTATTATGGGCTTCTTTGGAATGCACAAACTTCAGTAAGGCCAAAGGAGGGCAACCGAGAGATGCTGACAGTAGAACTCTTGCTGAGCATCTATTTCGCTACATCGAAGCAATTAACCCCGACTACATTCAGATTGAGAATGTAGAGGAGTTTATGAGCTGGGGACCGTTGGATGAAAACGGAAAACCTGTGAGTAAATATAAAGGGGAATCATATACTCGATGGATTGAGAATGTTTGTGCTTATGGATATAGGTTTGACCACCGTATTCTTAATTCAGCTGATTTCGGAGCGATTACAAGCAGAAAACGATTCTTTGGAATATTTGCGAAAGGTGATTTGCCGATTGTGTTCCCATCATCAACACATTCAAAGAAACCGTGTCCTGGAAAGAAAAACTGGGGTGCAGTAAGAAGTGCGTTGGATTTTGAGGATAAAGGGAAAAGTATGTTTGGGCGAAAGAAACCTTTGGTTGACGCTTCTCTTAGACGTATTTACGCTGGACTTATCAAGTTTGTTGCTGGTGGTAAGGATGCGTTTCTTGTGAAGTATAATTCTATGAACCAAGCAGGCAAATACGTACCGCCCAGCATTGATGAGCCATGCCCTACCGTTGCGACTCAAAATAGATTAGGACTTGCTTCAGTGTGCTTTTTATCAAAAGCATATAGCGGGGACCCTATGAGCAAAAATTCGAGTATAGACGAACCTGCTGGCACTATTACTACAATTGACCATCATCAATTCATATCTGTGCATTACGGAAATGGTTTTGTCAAGTCTATTGATGAGCCAGCTCCAACTATAACTACGAAAGATAGATGTGCGCTTGTCAATCCAACTTTCATTGTTAACCAATATTCTGGAGGCGGGCAGCTGTCAAGTTGTGATGATCCATGTCCAGCAATTACAACTAACCCAAAGCAGAATGTAGTACAATGCGTAATGCCGAGTGATTACTTTTTGATGAATCCTCAATATTCCTCTCCTGGCGGTTCTATAGAGAATCCGTGCTTTACTCTGATAGCTCGGATGGATAAGATGCCACCTTATTTGATTGAAGCCACCCATTCTGGAGTATTGCATGACTTCATAACTATGTCTGACAAAGGTTTGGTATATCACATTTACAATACAGACTCGGAGCCAATGAAGCAAATCAAAGAGTTTATGGCATTGTATAACATTGTTGACATTAAGGTTCGCATGTTAAGGGTGGGAGAACTCAAAAAAATTATGGGCTTCCCAGATGATTATGTTTTGATAGGTACACAAGCCGAGCAAAAGAAATATATCGGTAATGCTGTTGAGGTAACAATGGCCCGTGTGCTTTGTGAAGCATTATGTAACACATTATCAACCATGCAGCGTAAAGTTGCGTAATCATAGAAATAACATGAAGCACTATATTCCAACAACAAGGGGTTTACGCTGTATAGATGACGGTGAATTGCAATGCTGGGTGGTATGGCACTCCCCAGATGGAGGTTCATACAATGAGTTTACCGGTAGCGAATCAGAATGTCAAGAGTATATCAAACAGCAGTGTAACCCTAATGAATATTCAATTAGTTATTCAGAATTTGATTAAGAGATGAATACAACAGTTATGTTTTCTTCAGCAACTGATTTGTGGGCAACGCCACAGGCTTTCTTCGATCAGTTAAATGCTGAATTTCACTTCAATTTAGACCCTTGTGCAACTCCAGAAAACGCGAAGTGTCGTAAGTTTTTTACGAAAGAGATTGATGGCTTACGCCAAAACTGGGGGG